GCCCCGATCCCTGCGGCCCCTGTTGCGGCCCCGATCCCTGCGGCCCCTGTTGCGGCCCCGATCCCTGCGGCCCCTGTTGCGGCCCCAGCCACCTCGCTTGCTATGCAACAAGGCGGTCAGGTAGCTATCAGCGAACGGCGTGCGGCCTTGCTTGCTAGTACCCAACAGATTCAGAATACGCAAGTCGCTACTGTTGCGAGCGATGCGGCTAGTCGGCCCTTCCTCAAAGTCATTTACGGCGGTACGGAAGGTTTCGGCGTTCCCGGCGGTATTCCTATCGAGTTGAACAATTGTATCGTCAACAGTGCTACAATGGAAGTCCTTGCAAGACCGGGACAAGCCCTGAGAGCGCAAGTGGTTTATATGTGGGGTGAATACAAACAAAACTGGGCTTCCAATACTCGGAAGGCTGGAGAGAATACCAGAGCGGTTTCTCTCTGCTCTGATAGCGAGATTGCTAGGAAAGCCGCATTGATCGGTGACTTGCGAAACGAAATGCTGCCTAACGGCGAGATAGTTACGCATCAATACGAACGTATGTTTTTGCTCTCTATCTTTGACGAATCCGGCAAACAACACTTGGTACAAGCCCATGTCTCCAAAGGTCGAATGGGTTGGTACACAAAGACACTTGCGCCTATGATTGCTAGTGCGTGCCGACAAGGTTGCATGAATCAAATGGTCTTTACTATCGGCCTTTGCACTGCCGAGTCGCCACAGAAAACTTGGACTACTTGGGACGTTACAGCAATCGATATGCTGCCTATCGACAATGTTTCCGATGACATTCTCGAAGCGGCAGACAATGCTCATAAAGACTGGCTTGCCGCTTGTGAAGCCGAACGTCAAAACGGCGTGACCTACCGAGAATAGCAATCGAGCAGTAGCGATACCTTTGCCACAACATAGTAAAGGAGATTGCTATACAGAGTCGCCAGTCGGGTGTCCATTCCTTCTCGCTGGCGGCTCTACCTAATTAGATGAAAAACTAGGTACTCCGAGTTTCCTCCCAGTATCAGCAGGCGGAAGCCTGTTCACAACCACCATATCTAGCCAGCAACGGAGCCTCTATATGTTACAGTCACTATTACAAAAGAAACACGAATACGAACAGCGCCTACAAACCGCCGCATCATGGTTTGATATGGCCGATATTCTTTTAGAGTTGCGAGACTTCCGCGACGAACTCAAGAAAGTACATACGGAAATTGACCGTATGTTCAATAACCGATGCCGACAAATTGGGGACGCTATACAGCAAGATATGCTGGAATCGATCCAACAAGGCAAAGAAGTCCTTGCTTCCCACAAGGCCCGCACATGTAGCTATTCCCACAAAGAGGACATTAGCTACAAGATAGCCGACAATGACAAGTTTGCCGCTTGTTGGGGCATACACCCCTCTTTAATCTCTACCCGCTTGTTTACTCCCCACTACGTCAACATGGTGGCGGCTCTGGAAAGTACACCAGCGTTAGGGAGTGCGTTGCAAGGTACTATCGATATAGAGCGTAAAAACTCTATAACACTTCGACGCAATCCAGCACCCAAACAAGAGGATCACGACGACATACCTTTTTAGTATTTGCTTCACCATATCATCACCATAGAGTGTTTAGACTACCTAAACACTCCCCACATAAAGGAACCGGAACATGAGTATTGCAATGGAAGTTATACCTTTTAGCGAGTACATAGCGAAGAACCACCAGCGATTGGTATCGACGTTATCGAACAAGATTTTTGACCGCTACTTAGCAGAGGAATTAATACAGAATCTCTGGCTCAAGTCGGCACGCTTGGATGTTCTCTACAATGGAACATCTAGTCAATTCACATTCTGTATCACCTGCGCCCTACGAAGGGCGATTGACGTTAAACGGAACGACAAGACACGTCGAGCTATCCTAGAGGAAAAGAAACTCTATAGCGATATTTACTTCGATGTATATGATACAACCGCAGAGATTATCGAGAGAGCAGGACTTACCGAAGAAGAACATGTTCTCTTGTCTCTGTATCTCAAGGACGGCATGAGTAGTGAGGATATTGCTAGGCACTTACACCCCGAACCACGGTCTACGGTTTACCGTAGGCTTGACAGGATGCGCATGAAGATCAAGACGACTATCGAGCGAGAAAGTAGAGGTGACGAATGACACCTCTGTTCCTTAATGTAACTAAAGAGGAAAGGGCTACAATCGATAGGGTTCTCCTTCGATGCAAAGCCCTCACCCAATACTGCGAAACCCGTGCAACCTACCTGCTGGCGATTCTTAACAATCAGTCGATGCAGGCTATGATACATACGCAAATAGGTATGTACGGTATCACTGCGTCACAAGACCCTACGATGATCCTCACTACGGGACAAAAGATATTCAGGATACATAATCCGAATATACTTGTCAAGTCTTCTATAGAGACAATGGGTACTGAACTCATTGAGTTGGTAGAAATGCCGAAGCAAAAGAAGGAAGCTAGGTGGGAACTTTCTTTTGAAGAATTTAAGCCAGAGGTATACGAACAGCACTGTATGGACTTGATGACGTTCAAACAGTGTAAAGAGCAGAAAACCCTACCAGACGGAACAATACAATATACCGATGTTCCGTTTGCTTGGTATCCCTGCCAGTTACACGCTTCCGCTTCTCCCAGTGCTGTATATGTCACGCCGACTATGCAGGACGGTACAATCATGTTGACGGACGCAGTACCTAATAGGCAGGGTGTGTACTTTGAACGTGCAAGAATCGCCATCGATAAAGTTTCGCATGTAGGTTTCTTGTATCCAGAGTTTGCCCCTTTCCTCAAGATCATGGTGCTGTACGGACAAGTGGGGAGATTCCAGACCTATCAATATATCGCCTCTTGGCTTGGATAGAGAGGTGATGAATGTTCGGTCAATCAATCACAAACTCTCTGGCGGGTCTCGGCCCATTAGATAACAACGCTATGCAGAACACTACGGACGCAACTGTAGTGAAGAAAACAGAGCAGACCTTTTTCCATACAGGCACTTATCTTACAAAGGATAAGTTAGTATGTCCTACACCGGGACTAGGTAAAGGTGGTTTATTATTGGTAGCAAAAGGGGATGCAGATATAGTAGCTGGAGAGGTTGTAAAATTCTTTGAGAATCGTCTAAAAGCTACGGGAAACCTCTTTTGGTTGTACTCAAGTGGAATATATGAAGCAGTTAAAAGCGAGCAACTTTGTTCTAGTTTGAAAGACTTTGTAGCTAGGAATGTTCTGTTAGATCAGTGTATCTTACGGAACGGAATGTTGGCAGAAAAACCTGATAACAGAAATCCTACTTCGCTAGTCAATAAAGACTTTATGCAGCAAATGCTACATGCTTCGCTCATTACAGAACAACAAGAGCGTAATAGATGGATTAGTGACGAGCCGAAACCTATAGAGTATCAACATGTGTTACCATGTCCCGACGGTCTGTACAATTACATGACGGGGGTATTATATCAAAATGATACAAGGATGTTCTATAGGACACAATTGCCTATAACGCCGGACGGACGTGACCCATATCAGGAAGGTTCTCTATACAATAAGTTTATAGAGGAAATCCTGCCTGACCCAGCGCAAAGAGACTTGTTGCATGAATACATAGGAATCCTTATCGCTGGCGATACTCACTGGCAAAAGTTCCTTATGAAATACGGTGTAGCACAAGCGGGCAAGGGAGTGATCGACCACTTAATCACCTATCTGGTAGGAGAGAAAAACATAGCGTCAAAAGATGCTAACGACTTCAAAGGAGACTATGCTTTTGAAGGACTAGAGCGGGCTAGTGTGTGTTTTATGCACGAATTTACCGCGACTGCCGGAAATTTCCGGGGGTTTGTAGATAAGATAAAGAAGGTAGTAGGGGAAGACCCTGTAAGCGTCAATGCTAAATATATGCCTATTGTACAGATGAAGCTACCATGTAGGTTTGTAGTATCGACCAATAACATGCCTTTTTCAACGGAAATGTCCGATGCCTTGAACAGGCGTATGTTGCCATTGCTTTTCACGGTAGAGATACCAGAGGAAAGACGGGATACATCACTGAAAGCAAGACTTACCGGCCCTAATGAGATTCAGGTATTGCTTTCACATTGTATACAAGGGCTTAAAAGGTTAAATGCAAATGGTAAATTCACCGAACCGCTTTCGACTACCGAGCTGCGTATCAATATCGATACGCAGCTAAACAATATAAAGGCCTTTGCTAGAGACTGCTTGCGACAAGGACAGGCTCAATTTGCTATACCTTGTGCGGTAGTGCATGATGCGTATGTCGAGTATTGCCTTGACCAAGACAAAGGACAGATTAAGATAGCTAACTTGTTTGGTAAGGACTTGCGGGACGTATTCCCTAACTTGGTGGCGACTCAAAGAAGGGTAGGCGGGAAGAATATAAAGGTCTATGAGACTTTATCATTCGTTCCTTTGTATGTAGACTTGCAAAAGCTACTGAACGAGTTTTTCAAAAAGAAGTTTGGGCGACTTTTAGAACCGGCAGAAATTCAGAAACTTATGGGACTTACTAATACAGAATATGTAGAGGTGGACTAATGACCCCAAAAGACTACATAGATAGGGGCTATTACCTTATTCCCATTAAGCCGGGAACAAAGGAACCTCTATATGATCCGCCCCACTTTACCAAAGGAGCGGCGGATGCTACGCAAGACTTGAAGCTGCTAGAGAAATATGAACACTTCGGACTGGTTTGTAACAATTGCACAGTCCTTGACTTCGACCTCTATAAAGGCATAGATGCTGGTATGCAACAACTGTTGCAACAGTGCCTAGTCACCGATAGAGAGCGGCATAATGTGACAGTACAGAAAACCCCTAGCGGGGGATTACATATTATATATGCTAAGAATGAAGGGCTTAGGTTGAACATACCTAACCTTGATATACGCAATAGCAATCAGTATATATGCGTCGATCCGACTCCCGGATATGCTTGGTTCACCCATTGTAGGGATGGTATTGTCAATCAGAACTTTCCACCAGTCAATATGCTTACTACGTTTATGAGCAATGCTCTAGTAAACAATGAAGTACGTAGGACTGGTTATGATGTTCCCACAATCAAACCTACTCCCTCACAATGGGAAGGTATAATGCGATGGTTGCAAGGACAAAAGCCCGCTATAAGTGGGAATGGCGGACATAACCAAACTTATAGAGTCGCCAGTGATTTGCGGGTTGGTTTCAATCTCGATACAGAGACGGTACACTGGCTACTATTGAACGTATATAATGAGAAGTGCCAGCCCATGTGGACGGAGAACGAGCTATGGCACAAGGCGAATAGCATTGTCGTATGGACAAAGCCGGGCTATCTGTTGGCTACTCTCGAAGCAAGACAAGAGATACAATTACCCTATCGCATAGAGCGGGCGGGAAAGTATCTTTATGAATGTACCGATCCGAAGCATCTTCGGCGAGTGATAACTAAAATGCGGATAGGCTTCGACCTTCCCGCCGTGGCGGTTCTTAAACTGCTAGAAGTGTATAAACCAAACCTTCTACTTACTACTGAGTTGAAGGACTATGTATACAATCCAGATAACTTACATAACCTTCCCGTAGGCTATATGCTTAGGGAGAAAGAAAGGCAACAATAACATGACAAACGAAAGCGAAAAATCTGCATTGAAAACTGTGTATAGAGACAAGTACAAAGATGACGTTGAAAAAGTGACGTTCGCTATGCTTGCTCTGGATGAAAACATTTCAATCGAGCGAATTGATACGGTTCTCAACACTTGGGAGACTCTCTATGAAAACAAAGTAACGTGGACTCTAGGCTTTATGTCTGGAGTACAAGCAACCAAGTTGACAGACAAAGAGGTTGCTGCACACCGTTGTGATACAATACAGAACCTAGGCAGATATATCTGGTGGATACTTTCTAAAGATCAAGAGAAAACAACTGCCGATACTGCCGAGCTTTTGAACAACAGTTGTATCTTGTTGTTTACGTACAACTTGATGGGCTATGAGTTTGCGACGGTAGTTACGAAAGTTGTAGAATACGTCAATAATCCGTCAATCCTCATATACAAGGCTCTGTTTAAGGAATCGCCAGCAGAGGAACCGCTTCCTTATGATGCTTCACATCCGAAGTGTCAGAAGACTATAGAGGGACAAACTGCTTTTGTGAGTGTAATAGAGGAGGTTACAGAGATACCGAAGAACCTAACAATCGGCGGAGGTAGACTACAAGAGGTTCCCTTACCTCAAGACAAGTTCAGAGAGTTTCGTATCGCTCTGGAGCAGCGAAGAGTTTGCATACTTACACCCTTCATTCTGCTACACGATAAACCTGTACAGCATACTTATGAAGAACTGCTCTTGAGTACGTTCCAAATGGCCAAACGGAAGAACAGCAACTACGGAAACTCGGTAGCCAAGTCACCGTCACTGATTCCTGATATGTATCCGCAGCAAGCAATCCTTGTTCGTATGTCCGACAAACTGGCACGTCTGCAATCGCTATATGCAGGTGAGCAAGATAAGGTAGGTGAGTCGCTTCGTGATACATGGGTCGACCTTGGTAACTATCTCTGTCTTTGTGCGGCGGTAGTGAATCTGCAAAGCCTTATTCCAGAGGAACCGACTGGAGAGCAGTTGATCGATGAACTGGAAGTGGTATACTACAGACTCAAAAGCGAAGGATATAGGGCTGGGCATAGTCAGAGTAAACCCCATGCTCTGGCTACTGCTCAAGAGGTGATCAATCTGATAAGTAATCAGTCTAACACTCTTGAGGAATCCTGTATATGTGCAGCAAGGGCTGTATTCTCTTTCCTTACGCTTGACGGAATGAGAAAAACAGAAGATGGCGAAAGAGTATAAGGAGTAAACAAATGGCTATATATTGGTGGACGCCTTCAGTAGTTTTCCCACAAGGTAGTTTTCTTGCTCTCGATACAGAGACGACCGTTGTTGACTTGACGCGAGAAGTGCCAGCGATGGTAGTAGGAGGTATATCTGATGGGCAGAACGTATATCTCTTGAAACCAGAAGACGTGATAAACTTTAGAGCTTACGCGGTAGCGTATAAGTACACATTATTTATGCACAACGCCGCATTTGACTTGGCGGTTCTGGAGAAAGTCACGCAAGACGATCTACCCAAAGCTGCTAAAGAGGCAGGAACATCTTGGTATGATCTAGTAGATAGTAGTCAAGTAGTGGATACAATGCTGTTGTTCCAACTGTTGGAGATTGCTACGAAAGGCAAACATATCCAGAGTAGTTTGAAGTATGTTGTAGAAACCGTATTCGGTAAACAGGTCGAAAAACTAGCCCTTGATAAAGACGGTGATGTGATCCGAATGTCTTTTAGCAAATGGATAGGGCGTTTGGAGCAGATGACCCAAGACTACGTAGACTACGTAGCGGACGATATTCTGTTGACCTATCAAGTAGGTATGCACCTATTGACTACCATTGCCGGTTTTGTGCAAGAGAGGGGTAGGAAACAAGATACGTTCGGCAATCTCACCATGTCCGAAATAACAGACGCATGGGGCAAATACGGCCCCCTAACGCATCATATTCAGCTAAAAGGAGCAATAGTCCTACATCAAATTACCTTGAATGGTATGTATGTAAACAGCGCCGCTGTAGAGCGCTTTATTGCTGAGGTACACAAAGAGGTTGAACAAATAGGGGCGAGACTTGCAACAGAATATGGATTTTTCAAAGGCCCCGGTTCCTCTGGAGTTTTGCAAGGTTTCTTTACACAGGTCGATCAAATAATAGTTGCCGAGCGTAGGAAACAAGGACTGCCTGTTACAGAGGTCTCGCAAGGAGTGTATACATTTCTACCTAGAACCGCCACCGGGAAATTTCAGACTGGGGCAGAAGTCATAGGTGAATATGAACTGCATAGCTACTCTGACTTTTTCGAGTTATACCTCAAGCACCAGACTTTAGAGAAGGAGTTAAATAGCTTTCTCAAGAAGTTATACGGCGGCTATGGTATGTTCGGCAAACAGGACATAACGGTGCATCCATCGTTTACACCGATACTTAGCACCGGGCGAGTAAGTAGCTGGGGTGAGATCAATTCTCAGAACATACCGAAGGTTAAAGGGATGCGAGAGTGTTTCGTAGCTAGAGAGGGTCACTGCTTTATCAATGTTGACTACTCCGGCATCGAAATGGTCACTCTGTGTGATGCGGTACGTAACCAGTTCCATGTAGATAGTCATGTCATGCAGGAAGCCATCAATAGTGGTAGAGACCTGCATAAAGAGACTGCGGCGTTCCTTGTAGGACATGATGACGTTACCAAAGAAGAACGGCAGAAAGCAAAGGCTGCAAACTTCGGACTCCCCGGCGGGATGGGAGGCAGGAGGCTCGCTACCTACATGAGAGGGTATGGTGTTCGGATTACCGAGGAAGAGGGGCAAGCTATTGCGGATGGATGGAAGACTAAGTATCCAGAGATGCGGTACTTCATCAATGAACTAGAGCCGCCAGCACAGGCTATTTTAGCACAGGCGGTATATAGTGAGACTGGTTGGTGTGCTTACAATGAAGCCCCTACAACCGAAGAAGGCTGGCGAATCTGTGGTTACATGACTGTAAAGCTGTGTACAGAACAAACCCCAGTTTCTAGTAGTGGCAACCCCTACGATATAAACATGGTGATGGGCGGTAGGACATGTGTACAGAGCTGGGCTATAAAGAACGGTATAGCTGATTTACTGCCTGCAGGGTTTCCTCGATATCCAATCAGTAAGTCGAATATGGAGACTTTACTAGGTAGGCTGGGTTGGAAGTATACAGCAACAGCAACCGGCAGATATAGACGCACCAGTCGATTCACTGAAAAGCGGAATACTATCTTTCAAGGACTGGCTGCGGACGGGATGAAGCTCGCTAGTTACCTGATATATAGAGCAGGTTACAAGATAGTGAACATCGTTCATGACGAAATTCTGGTAGAAGTGCCAGACAACCGAGAGAGCTATACCGAAGCCTATAATGAGATATGTAACTTCATGCGGCAAGGTATGCACGAAGTAGTGCGAAATACTAGGGTAGAGGTAGAAGGCGCTATTACTCGCTGTTGGAGTAAAGATGCCAAGCTACTTATGGATGATGACTATAACTATTTGATATGGGAGTATAACAATGCGACAGTTAGTTAGAAGTCCGAAACGTACTTGCAAAGACTGCATCCACTATAAAGAGTTACCTGTTTCGGTATACCATGAAGGTAAGGCTCGATACCTCTCTGACATAAACTATGGAGAGCAGGTCAAGCTGCCTACCTGCATAGCAAAGTGGAAAGACGGGAATCTGTATGAGATGGCTAGGTTACTTACACCAATGGCCATAGAGATACAGTGCAAGGAGCCGTGTTGCGAAGACTTCAACGACCAAAGGGAAGTGAGCGATACTGAGTTATGAGTGCTATGAAAGCTGAAACTATAGTGTTTGTACTCATATCCGTGGCGACTCTTATACTAATAGGCGGTCTAGTATGGCCTAGGCCAACCTTTTACATCGAGGACGAAGATGCAGAGGAACAGAGAACTCCTAGAGGCTCTGAGGATTATAGAGATTCCTAAAGAGTATCCACAGCGAGGTACTATAGCATGTCCTACATGTATGTTCTTCGGCGGACTCGCAGAGGAGTTGTCAGGCAGCCTAGAGTTACCTATAAATATATGTAACAATCCAGCAGTTGAGACGGATACGGCTAGGTGTGCCTTCGGTTGTCGGCTGTACATAGCTATAAAGGAGTTTCATCCTAGAAGGAGCAATCATTACTATGACTAAACATCCAACTTGTGAGCAATGTAAATGGTACGAAGGTCTAAAGGTTAGACCCGTAAATGAAATACCGAAAATTGAGGAACTATGCAACCATCCCGCTGGCGTTTCTACAAGAGGTTACTACAGAGCGTGTAGAGATTACGAACCACTAGAACCGCCAGTCAAGAGTAGATTCGAGGATGACGATGAATTTTGAAGCTACCAAACGATGTATACGCTGCCGTTCTGCGGTAGCAGGAAAGGCTAAAGAGGTTGTTCCGTGGTTACTAGATGCTAAGGACTGGGATAAACAGGTTGTACTCTGTTGGCGGTTCGTGCAGGTACAGGGGATCAATAACAGAGCCTGTGAACACTTTGAATTGCACCCTAGATATATAGAGGCTACAGATGATAGCGGTACTTAATTGCTGTGAACAGTGTAGGGCCTATACCTTTATGGTATTACATGATCGCTTTACTGGAGAGTATTACTTAACCGATACAATAGGGTGTACGTTACATGGGTGTCTTACTAGACCAGATCAAATATGTATACATTTCGCCCTGAAAGATATGAAGAATGAGCAAGAAACATAGTGAGTCAGACTTTACGAAACGCGTGACGGATCAGTTACGACCTTTTGGCTTTGTGATAAACATGGTAGTCTATAAAGGAATGAATACCTCTGGAACACCGGATAGGTACTTTCATTCTGCTTGGTGGCGGGGTTGGCTTGAATTTAAGGCGGCCAAAGGCAGGCTTTCGGACTTGCAAAAGGCCACAATTCATTCATTAAACAAACATTGCCCGTGTACGGCGTTTGTGATCCGTGAAGCCGTTGACGGTCATCATGCGGTCGAAACGGAAACCGGGGCAGTTTTGGGCCATTTTCGGACGGGCAAAGAATTGGTCGATTTATTGCATACTCTATATCAACAGAGTATACAGGAAGGTTGGATATGGAAATGAATACAAAAGATATAAAGCTAGTCTGTATAGATAGCAATTCATACGATAGCAGAAAATGCTGGATATTAGGCAGACAGATATTCTGTGAGACGCTACCGTCACTAGGTCATACTATGGAAGAAGTCACCTACAATGTACGTACTAACACTTGGACGGCACAATTTCCAGAGAAACTAGGATTCGCCGATATGTTCCTAAAGATTTCTGTTACCGAGACCGGGCTACACATCCTTATACAGACCGAGACCTTTGGATTGTTCGCTACCTATAAGAAACAAGCAATTGTATGTCTTTCCACTTTCGACTGGCGCTTCTATAGCGAGTTGTCAGATATTATGAAGAACATTATTTAGAATCGCCACCGGATGAGCTAATGAGTAACGATACAGAGAAGGTTGTGCTAACTAGCAAAGGTTACCCTAAAGAATACGTACCAGCAGTAGAGGAAGATATGTCACACATAGGACTACCGAACGTAATGCTCGCCCCAAACCAGCAAGCAGACTTGACGACTATAAAGTATCCGGCTTTTTGTTCATACAAAATGGACGGGATTCGAGCCATTTTCATCAATGGCGAGCTACGTAGTCGTAACATGAAATTTCACCCTGAGACTATACAGCAACACTTTCAGAACTTATGTGACTTTACCAGAGCCGCCAACTGTGTTTTGGATGGGGAGATATACCTGCACGGGTTGAAGTTCAATGAGATTAAAAGCACTATGCACGATACATTGAAACTTGCTGCATGTCCTCTGGAGTTCCATTGTTTCGACATAGTAAGCACAGACGAGTGGCTTGGTGCTTCTGTAACCCCGTGGCATAAACGCTACGCTACTCTGGAGTTATTCAGACAGGCATATACCTATGAGTTTGGTGACGACCGCTTTGTGCAGGTAGATCAGACATTACATAACAAGCCAGAGACTATCCAAGACTTAATGGAGTTGTCTCTGGAAGAGGGGTTTGAGGGCATAATGATTAGAGACCCTTACTCGCTCTATAAGCATGGGCGAGCTACTATCAAGGAGAATACCTTCCATAAGTTGAAAGAGTTTGCTACCGTTCGGGCCGTCATAACTGGCTTCAATTATAAAGAAGTCTTGAAAGCAGATGCCCCAATGGGAGTAGATGCAATGGGATATACAGAGCGAGATCATCGCAAAGATAGCCGGGAAGTGATAGATGAAATTGGCTCTATCAACCTTGTCTTATCTGACAATACCTACTTTCCAGTAGGTACGAAACTCTCTGCTACTTTTGCAAAGAACATGGAAGCCTACGCTCTGCGTTGTGCTATCACTACAAAGAACTTTAACTTCTATCTAGGGAAAGAAGTGTACGTCACCTTTCAACCCTGTGGCAGTGTAGATGCCCCTAGGTTTCCTAGAATTGTGAGACTGACCGGTGAAGTATGAACCGGGTAATCTCTTATTACTAACGCACTGCGTGTACATAGATACTGGAGAAGTCTAATGGAACTACAATGTAAGGATTGTAAGTATTGCGAACTTAATGCTAGGTTGTATATTAAGCCTAGAGATTATCCAGACGGTACAAGTCCTGTAATGTATAAGAGAGGTCTGACTGTTATAAAGATGGCTATATGTTACCTTCCAAAGAAGCGTCAATCGCCTTTCTCAGTTTCTAAAACTCTCCCGTCCTCTAAAGCATGTAAAAAGTTTGAAAGAAAGGAGTAGCCCTTACAATGTTGTTTGCTATAGTTATTGTGTTTGTACTCACCATATGCGCACTGGCGGTTCTTACTGCAAAGGATAAGTTATGATAACCCTTATTGCCTTGATAGTTTCAATTGTTACTAATGTTGTATTAGTAGGTATCATTTTTAAGATACTTAGTTTTTTCCGTTGGCGTTAATTAGAAAGTAGGTGACTATTATGTCAGAACCTCCCGTTCAACGTATCATTTACGAACATCGTAACCCTACAGCAGAAACCGGGTGTGGATGCCTAATCCTGATTCTGCTTTCACCTTTTATTATCTCGGCGATATTGTTTGTCGCCTATTGTGCAAGTAGTATACTAGGACTCCCTACCGATTAAGCAGAGGTACATGATGGACGGATTCGACGATTTCGATTACTATGAAGAACATAATCGCAAACACGAGAGACAGGGGTTTACAGCTAAGGAGTTCATAGTTCTATTACTAGCTGGGTGGTTAGGTTACCTTGCCGCCTCTGCCCTCGCTACATACCTAGGAGTTTAATATGTCTGACTTAATTAGCAGCAAAGCTGCTGAAGACAGTCCTAAAGGACTGACACTAGATGCTACAATAGAGATAGTAGCTCCTACAATACCGCCTGTGGTCAATATATCAGATATGCCTGCCAACAAGCTAACGGTATTTACCAGAGAAGTATATATGGAGGATGGGATATACTCCCTTACAATCGTATTCAGAACCGCCACTGTGTGGAACGTGGTATACATCGACACGGTGGCGCTTCTACTCCAGAATAAGAACAGCGTACCGACTGAGCTGCCTAGACCTAAATGGGCCGAGACACAATCGGCAAGTTGCCCAGTAGTATCTAGCTGGGCGATGGTATTCGATAAACCCTACCCAGTACATTTAGATAGGGATATGTTTTTTCATCCTAGACATATTCCCCTACTGGGTCAAGAACACCTTCCGATGTTCGTGCCAAAACGGTTGACGGAGTACGCTACAGAACGTAGGTGTACAGAGGCTACACTGGAGGAGGCGCTAAAAATGCTAGATAACCTAGACCAGAAGTACCCTACTGCATGTCTTTCGGTATCTCTAGTACCTCTCCGTCGATCGTAGGTACTCCAACTACATCATTAGGAAAGACCAACATATTGTTCACGATGGTCTTTCCTTCTTCTTTTTCCTCTTGGATTCCAGCAATAAGACCGAACGCTTCTTTCATGGCCATTGGACTACCGTTCAGGGCATGTTTGAACAGTGCTTCTTTCAACGCAATCTGTGACATTACTCTAGCGGCTCTATAGGCCAGACCACAAGGATTATCTGAAGCTAGTAATTCCTCTACTACCTCAACAGAGATAGGTACTGCCGGCGGGGGAGAAGCGCCATTGACCAAATCGGCAATGTCCTTTGCAGGTATGTTCAACCTACCAAACTCTCGGAAGCGTTCCGAGAGTTTAATCCAGAACGCGTCTTGCGTTAGATACTTACCCTGATACAATATATGTCCCGAAAGGTCGGGAGCTTCGGATTCTATACACTCGCCGTACATAGTTAGTCCTTAGGTTCTTTCTGTTTATAGAATATACATTTAGAAGGCCCGCAAAAACGTGGTCGAAAAGGACGGCCTCCATAGGCCCCCTTACCTTCTTCAATCTCTTTATTGCTGCATCGTATATAGCAATAGTCACAAGTAGGGCAATACCCACTTTCTGGTGAGTCTATAGCATATATACAAGAAGCGCCACTCTGGGTGTTGCTCATTGGATAGGTAGCGTCGTTGACCATTCCGTGTCAGGCATCCATGTAAATATAGAGGGCCACAGACCCTTGATTTCTAAATGGGCATCTAAAGGTGCAACTCCTGTTGCTGGAACAACTTTGATAGGCACATGCTCTCTTTTCCACGGATGTATACAGTGATTAACTGCTGGTGTATATGTAAAGCCTCCGGTTGTTACTGTTTTGTAGTCAGCATATATTTTTACATCTGATAACTGGGCAGTAGGTGCTAAACTATGCCAAGCATTAGTTATCTGTCCTTGCTCTTGCCACATAGCTGTTGCTGGGTTATCTACCATTGTAAAAGTACCGGCATCTGGGTCTAACACCCCCGTTGCCGTGTTTATTGTTTGTGTAAGATGAACATCTCTATATTGTCGTATTGTAGTGGGGGCATTAATATAATATCCACCTATCTCATATAACTCTGAAAATCTAGCATTGCCTATACTCGCATTGTCATAGCCTATTGTTAAGTCCTCTACAATCGGGGCGAGTAAAGATGGGTCTTGTACATAGTCGGCGATATTTATCAAGCCAACCGTGCCGGTAGCAAAGTCAAAGGTTGTATCGAACGGGAGTATTGTATATACTTCCTGATAGTAAGGATTACCTCTCCAGAATCTAGGGATCAAATACTGTGGATCAAAATCATTATACGGGACGGTTTGTGGTACTGCTGCTTGTGCAGCAGACGGAAACATATAAGGGTACTGTGTAGTAACAGTGACGTTACTTAGAGATATAATCGGATAATTCCTTGTGGGAAACCCTTCGCTATCTACTGGCCAATCTATATCATAGGTGGCCGTACCTACTACATTACTTGGATTAGTACCGTATCGCCAGATGTTTACAGTCATCGTAGCTGGAGTGGGATTATCAGGGCCACTGAAGATTGAGTCAACAGCTAAAGCATAAGTATAGGTGTATGGCGGTTGACTTTCTGTATAAAAAGTAATATAAGCATTAGGATTAGGTTGTGAATATGCGTACCCCCAATACACTACGTCTCTGATACGCCACCAGTTATCTCCGTCAAGAAGAGGCCCCTCTTGCGGAAGATATGAATTATTTTTAAGTGCATATATACCGCTGGTAGGATAGTTGCCACCTGTGCTTGAGTACGTTTGCTCTCCGCCCCATCTTGTATGATAGGGGGATATATATGCTAAATGGTTTGGATACTCATACCCTGCAGAGATATATACGTTTCCGAACATAGCTCCCGGATACGCATTTACGGTGTTCATATTGAATCCGATCTGAGGATTATCTGCCCATGTGCTTAGTAATGTTTGTGTAACTGTATAGCCATCACTTTGTAACTCTTTCCTAATAGTTACATCAATCTCTACTTGTCCATAGCGTGCGTTCACACCAGCAGTGGCGAATCCATGAAACCGTATATCAACCATATACACATGCCACGGAGCAACTCTATTTATAGTAACGTATAGACGGTTATTAAGTACCGCAGACGCGCTATAAAAGTTGGTTAGGGCTTGAGCTTGGAACCGCCAGCTACCGGAAACCTGTGTATACACAAACATCATTCGTACAAACTGCATACCTTCAGTAATATGAACAGTAACGCCTTGATAGTTGCTGCTGGTAGTTATAGCTACCATATAGTCATCTGCTACAAACTCGGAATAGAATTTTCTAAAATTAACAGGTAGCATCTAACTCACCGTATACGTATGGGTCTCTGGTAAGACGAAATACGTCCCTGTAGGGTTACTAATAATAGCTGGAACCGCAGCACTAGGATACGTAATCCCACTGGCGGTTCCTCTAAAGCGTAAGTTTATAGTTCCTGCTGTAGTTACGTTTATTTGATTGTTTGTAGGAACCGCCAGCCATGACATTCCGTTGTTAAGCGTATACTGTAGACTACCTAGTGCGGCTACGTGTTTCGTTACTGTGAGGACAAGCGGTCGAGTATATGCTCCCGGCGGGTAGTTTACTGTGACCATGCCTAGTGTTCCAACTAACCAAGCGTTGATAGGGCCGTTGGTATAGTTAGTTTGAGTGTACTGAGCAGCGAGGACATATATATCAGGGGCCGGGCGGTGAGGTATAGTGAGCGGGAGGGTCTGAGCGTTTCCGCTAGTGCCTGTCCCTGTAGCCCCTGTAGCTGACTGTAGTGTCCAAGAGAGGAGAGCCTCTGGCCACGTAGGTATAGCCGGAAACAAAAACCCTGTCGTATTAGTAGTAGGGGCCGAAACAGTCGGCATTGCTATGTACTCATTATAGTACTCTGGGGCTATTACATAGTTCTTTCCGCCGATTTTGAAACAGAGCAATCCAGCTCCTTGGGGGACGGCACAACCTTGTGCAAGCATCAAGGCAACAATAGGATCATTAGACGGGCCTACAGTCGCCCCGCTAACGATGGTAGAGGGGGCAGTCTTCACAAGAAGGGCCACCTCTCCTATGTCTGCTATACCGCCTTCCTCTCCATAGGTGACTGGGAATTTTACTTTCACTCCCGGAGTCTGCAAGACCTTACGCATACCAACTTGTAAGTTGGTAGCTTCAGATCGATTAACTGTAACATACACTCTACCGGACATGCTCAGGTTCCTAACCAGCAAAACTACTGTAAATAGTATTCTAGCGTAAGATAACGCTAAAATACTGCTAAAAGGTTACGATGTAGGGGGGTAACAGTCCCTCTGGAAGCATGATGCTTCCTACATTCGGCCACTCAAATAAATCTTCATTCAGTACAGAGCGATAGACCTCTGCTTGTCTGCCCGATACAGGATCAACTGCACTAGGCCAGCCGTTCCCGTCTAATAATACCGCAGTTGTAATCTTTTCTGCTTTATGATCTCCCGACTCCAGAGCGAGCATTGATCCCTTCGTACCGAAGTTAGTTGTTATATTCCCACTGGACTCTACATCACAGGCCCAAACATGACGGGGTAGTCCCCCCGTTTGGGATGCTGATTTCAACATTAACCCGGCATCCAACAAAGGGCGAAAAAAGGATCGGCGGTCGAACGTAAGTTGGGCTTCTACATCGTAGTAGTACCCAGTAGGTATTGCTGTTATGTCATATACCGGAACCGGCGTCGCATCATACTTATCGAGTCGAAGTACCGAGGAAGCGAACACTCTGCCTGCAAACATGAAGCTATTGAGATTGACGCTACCTACTAAGGTATCGTTGATCCACACAGGATCAAACGCCGGTACTGCTGATCTTTGGAACGATGTAGTCATCACCGTCTGGCGCTTCCCAGCAGTCATCTCAATAGGGCTACCTGCTGAGTTAATAGCAGGCACTCCCGGAGTGAACAGGAAAGAACCGCCACCGTCTGGCTCGCGTGTAGTGAACTCATAGCATATAGCATCTTCTATGGCACTAGAGAAATTTACAACGGCCACCTGCGGATCGACCTCCGTATCATATTCTGGCACTTCAAAAGTGAGCGATGCTGTTATAAACCATCGATAGTCTCCAGTGACCTCACTAGAGGAGATACTGGCTCGCGACAATCGAGTACGTGAGAGCGTAATGCCGTTACCATTAGGCAGTTGTGAACGTAGGACGGCCCCCGGCCTCGGTATGATCGGGCCTGCTTGAGACGGCAGAACTGTACCGGGCTTGTTCTGATTAACGTATTGGATAGAAATGCCACTGGTCAAGACCAATAACAACTCTGGCCGCATACGTGATAGGTAGGACGTTGTGATAGTTAGTTCTTCTTTGCCGCCTATAGAGGTAGAGCCGGTAGCAAACTTGTACCCGTTCTGTACAGCTACTTCATACGTATTTGTCCCATCTGTCCAAAAGAACTTATCTCCAATAGCCATAGGTGGCTCCTTTATATTTTATCATAATAGTAATCACTATAGCCATTATTCACCTATATAATCTAACCGCCTACGTTTACCGTTGCTGCTTGTGTCGCCAGTGCTGGAAGTTGTTGCTCTATATTCCTTAACGCCGGAGCAATCTGATCTTTCAGAACATCATTATTTGCCTTGTTAGTTCGCCAAATTTCACTACTAGCATCGAGTATCTTTTTCGTATAGTCCAGTTGAGTATCCGCTACAGAGTCGGTAGTCCACACTCTACTCGCTAGACGCATAGCGTCCATACCTTGATAGGCTTGTACAGAGCTTTGTGTACCAAGTTTATCTGTTACCTTCTGTATGTCTTGTAAAAAAGAGTTATACGATTCGGCGTCTTTGATATATGCAGTATCGCCGGTGGCGACTGCTTTCTCAAGGAATTGCTCTATACCTCTGCTGGCAAACTGCATTTGTCCCTGTCTATCAAGGCGTCCCCCTTGAGAGGGCTTGAGTTTAGCATACTCAAGATTGAGCTGTCTAGCTTCTCCCCCTAAGTCACGGGCTTGTTTCAATCGATTCTGTTCTACTTTAGCGAGAGACTTATACTCACTCTCTAGTTGCTGCAAAGTTTCTTCTGTAATACGTGTCCATTTCGCAGACCCGATCTTACCTTTTATCTCGTCGCTAAGTCGTTGTGCATCTTTTAGAGCAAACGCCGCAGACTGGAAGCCTACAACTGTAGAGCGAGTAATATCGTCAATAAACTTACTATGAAGTTCTCTCAGATCGTAGATATTCTTTTCGGCTGTCTCTGCATCTACTGGCTGCCTAACAGGTGTGGGAAGTGGTTCGGTCACAACAGGTTGTACAGCTTTATTTTTTTCATCCTCTTGCTGTTGTAGATATACTTTATTTGCATCAATGTCTTGTTGCGTTACAGGCATAGCTGCCTGACTACCGTGAATCTTTCCACTGATTCTAGTGCCAAAGTAGGTAGCCATTAACTCGTCAAGAAACGCTCCTTGCCATGCCGCTCTAGCTTGTAGCTTAGCGCCTCTGGAAGTAGACTGTCCTTGTTGGGCACGTAGCTGTATATCTGCCGCTACTGCATTCTTTGCAGCTCCTTGTGCAGCAATAGGTGACCCGATAATTTTAGTCACCCACTGACTGAACTCCATAAGAGACTTGATCACACTCTGTAGGACTGGAGCCATATCTACAAACAATTGCTGGTTCTCTTTGAACCACTTACTCCAACTCTCTGCTGTCTCTATAGAGAACTGTTGAAACATCAGTACCACCGGCGCTATAGCTTCGCCGAGGTCTTCCATAGCTGTAATCCATGCAGCATCCACAGCTTGCTGTTGGAGCTTTAGAGACCCTGCCGCCATATCTCGATCAAACTGTCCTGCTGTCTTAGCAGTCTGATCGAGAATAGATTTCAAAATTACATACTGTTCAAGCTGCTGGGTATCTATATCTCTGTACCCAGTATTCTGCATACGATTGACTTCTCGATTCACATCTCGCTGTGAAAGCAGGACACCAGCTTGAGTGCGTAATGGGCGAAACTGCTTATTCATCGCACTCTGTATCGCAGAGAGCATATCATTAGTCTCGCCAACGAATGCGGCTCCTAAGTCGGCAGCTCTTCCGTGCATAGTCTCTGTGTACTGGAGGGCCTGTGATTCTCCAAGACCTTTTTCTTGGAGAGCCATAGACATCTGCACATACGACTTATACACTTCGCCCATAGCAACTTTGAAGTGCTTATGGAACTCTCTAGCTGATCCTTCTGCTGCATCGCCTATATCGGAAAACGTCATCTTAAACGATGACTGCATATCCTGCAATTCAGCAAAGGGTTTAGCCAGCGAGTACAGGCCCGATGATATTTTCGAGACCATGAGAGGTATTGCGGCAGTTATGGCAAGGAAGGCCGTAGCACCAGCCACAGGCCAAACGAATGCCGCTACGGGGCCTAGAACACGGGCAAATACCCCTGTCATCGGAATGAGTCGTTCTAACGAACTGATAAACCGTGTCGCCCCTTCTGCCAAGTACACCATCGTAAAGGCATTAGCCCCCCGCATACCAACACCCATGAGAGCTATAGAGCGCATCATCTCTGTAAACCCTCTACCGCCTCCACCGCCCCCTCGGCTACCGCCGCCTCCACCTCCACCGCCGCCTCGGCTACCTCCCCCTCCTCCAGTACCTCCCGGAAATCTGGCACTTCGGAAAATAGCATTAGCATAGTTAGCTCGACTTACAGTAAGCGTAGTGAGCTTTACAGAGTTGAATGTAGATGTAGCAAAACGGGTACTCCCTGAAAAAATAGTTCCAGAGAACCGAACACCTGACATAGTTGTTGGTAGCTTTACGGGGGCCGTCCGAAGCACTGCACCGCTAAAAGTGGCCCTAGCGAAATGACTTGTAGAGTAGCGAGCGACTCTGAAATCTGCATCAAGAAACGTCCCTCTAGTATAACTTGCTGTTGAAAAGCTAGTCCTACCGAACGTCACTGACCCAATCATTGCTTTAGATGCACTGAAATCTACAGACTTAATATGCGTAAGTATCGCACTCTTTGCAGTAAACTGATCGGTAGCGATTGACGTAACTTTGAGCTTCTCGATCTCTAAAGACTTCTGAGTTTTGGCTGGTTCAGGGAACTTGATAGCTGCAACCTTGCGAGCAAGTTCGTCGACCTGTATGCCCATCGCTACACAGAGTTTCGTCCAAGATACAGAGATAGCGATCATCCCTGTCTCGAAAGAGTTCCATACTGCCGAAAGGTCTGGGGCACTTGTCGCTCCTGCTCCCGGCGTAGGTATAGAGGCTCCTTTACCTTTCTTAGAACCGCCAACGGGAGAGATGGTAGTCTTTAGGTCGACTCCAGCTACCTCTTGTTTTAGCTTCTCCAGAGCTTCATAGGCAGCAGAGGTATCAAGCGTGATGCCAACTGCAATAACGTCACTCATAATGATAGTCCTCTGCTGTTATTAGAAATTTATGTTATCCGCTTGGAGTAGCTCTAGCTCCAGCTGGCGTTGCTTCTCTGTCTTACGATCAGTAGGTGTGACAGGCTTTAGAACTAGCTTGTTTCCTAGAGCCTTAGCTTTTTCATTATCGAAGTGTTTCGGTGGATCAAGCTGTAGCCTCTGTCGCACTTCTTTCTTAGAGAGTATATCTTCAATCTTATTCTTCTTAGTGTCTACTAGACTACTAAGTATCTGTCCCAAACGGGTGAGAGAGGTATATTCCACTTGTTCCACAGCAGTCGGACTAATATGCTCATGCTCAAAGAATCCACCTTTCACCTGACTACTATAAATAAAATACGCTTTAGAGTAAAGGAGCATTTCATCTGACACCTCTGTGGTAGAGGGATCAAGATGAAACCTCTCACAATACTCCATAAACCACAACTCCCTTATAGCGAAATCGGGGGAGTCGGGATCGAAGCGTTTTTTACTGTCTTAATGCTCTCCACCAACTCATTGATTCGAGCGTCCGAGGCGTTCTTGATTTTGAACGCAATGTAGGCAGCCATCGATGGCTCGGTATTGATGAAGTGTTCGATATGTTCAGTAGCCATCGGCTGCTTAGTATCATCATCGATCAAACGACCATCAAGTACATAGAGTACCCACTGTCCGAGGAACCCGCCATTAAGGACGTTATCGCCGCCGGGTAGTCCGAGAATCGCTTCTCCGTTCATAAAATAATAGGAGAATGTATCAGTACTATCTGGCAGGGTGTCGGTCTGCACAGTAGTAATGTCGATCATAGGGACTTTAATAATTTCACTTGCTCTCATGTAACTCGCCTTTGTGTCATATAGGTGTTTGGCCGAACTACCGACCTATTATTAAAAGTAAAGAGTCGCCAGTCGTGATCTCCGGGGACACTGACGACTCTCTGTGGTCTACGTTAGACCATAGCCGGGGTTGTGTAAAGGGTAAGGGCGTCTGCATACGTTAGGCCCTTGTCGCAACTCCAATCGGGGGCGACAATATCGGCTCGCTGCAGAACGCTGGTTGCATCTGCACCAGTCTTGAGGGACGGCGGAACAAGCGTATAGGCTCGGTCATAGGAAGCCTGATCCTTACGTTGTCCGTTGAGGGTCATGGTAGCATACGTGTTTTCCGAGGACGCTGCGTTTGCCGAGATCGACAAGAGTTTGTACTTCGGATAAATACGAATCGCCCCTGTCTCAGAAAGCCAAGCAATCGAGATAATCGTATCTTCTTCTGTACCAGTAAGTCCTGTAATGCCGGGCCACCAGATAGACGTACCTGCTGCAAGGTTCACATCTTCTGGAGTGAGAATCCACCGTTCCAGCATGGCGATAGCCACCGGATCATGTAACATTTCCGAGTTACCTGTACCGAGGGTTGGCCGCCCTGTAACCACTTCGGTATAGAGCGTTGTTTTGTCATCGGACGGAATTTCAAACGTGTTCGGTTCTGTGGCTTCTGGGGCCGTCTTGTTTACCGAATCAATCGCAATAACATCGCGATCCCCACTAATGAGGAATGTCGACGGATTTGCTTGCGACATATCGACTTTTCGACGCATCCACTGCTTAATGTAAAACTGGGCCTTCGCCGCGTTTCGCTCCCTAGTGGGCGAAATTTTCGATCTGATAAGGATACCTGCCATATCACTTCTCCTAAACTATTGTTTACTGTAACTATCGACAAAAAACTGTATACGGCAGGCTTGCCGTACTACACCGTTCTCTGTAATGAGATTACCTATCGATTGGGCGGTAACCCCTACAACGTGATGGGTGTATTTACAATCAAAACTTGTAAGATGACCTGTGACGGATAGGGCATTAAGAACTTCTTCTATAATGTCGGCTACAAACTTTTGTCCGTCAGCCCTATTGCTTCTTACGTCGAGCAAAAAGGTTGCATTGGTAGTTTGTTCACCGTCTGTCAATCCGCGACTATCTCGCAGATTGATCTTAAAAGAAGCCCATGTATCGGGAGTCTTATTATCTACATACTTAAACCATGCAGGCTTAAACTCTACATCACTACTAACGCCTGTGAGTATAGTCTGAAAGGTCTTGTATAAAGTGTAGATATTCATAATCTAATTAAAACTCCCAATCCTCTGCTCCGTCATCACTCCACATACTGGTCTTATAATCGGAGCCATAGTATGCTTCGTAATAGTCTGCCTCTGTCATTTCGCCGTAGTAACCAGTATCTACTTCTTCGTCCTCTCCTACAAACCTTTGTGGTCTATAGCTAAAGGCTAGAGCGAGTAGATAATATGCTCTTGGAAAGTGTGGAAACTTTCTATTCGATCTTATCCACGGTGGTCTATTTGTAGGGCGGTGGGTTGTTCCTCGCTCTACATCTTCTACCACATAAGCTAAAGGCTCGCTGCCTTCTATACCTACACCACCTTCTAGTCCGTTGACATAGGGTAGTATTCTACTTATACTATATCCAGAGGATATAGGCCACGTCAACATCACCGATTCGTATACATGATTTACTGCTTTAGAGACCTGTGGCATACAGGTTCTCATAAGTATTTCACGTATCTGCTCTGGTGAAGATGGCATAACACTAATCTCCCCGAACAGCTACCGGGTGTTATAAGTACAGGTACAATCGTAATGGCTTAGAGCATTTACTACGTGTATAGCTCTCCACTGCATTACTGTGTATACTATATCCATTTTCTCTGGATATATCTTTGTAAGGTTATCTATGATAGGAAATCCTTCCAGACCCGCCACCGGGATAAGAATCTGTACAGTGTATCCGGGTACTAGGTCTTGCGATTGCGTCCTATCATTTTTGATATATACTTTTGTTGTCGCCGTTGTTTCTTCGTTTGTTCCCGTAGTCTCGAACGCATCTGACTCTTGTGGAACTTTGGTACGTAGCTCTGCTTGTCTACCGAATAGGTCGATCATTTGTTTGGTAAGACCTTGTGGGCCGTCAAACAATCCGGGAATCTGAAATTTACCTAGTGCCATGTTATCCTACCGATCTGTATGGATAGATAGCCATCTTATTGCCTGTACACCAGTAAAATCCCATCTCTTCCATGAGCCTATCGATGAATACAGAGAAGGGGTTCGCCGCCGGGTTCGTGGCGACTACTGCCCTGCTCACTCGCAGTACATCAACCTGAACAGTTGATGCGTTGCTAAGTATCTCGCTTAATATACCGTTTGCAGAACCGCCACCGAGATTCTCTTGAACCAGTAGGACGTTAGCTTTCTGTATATTGAGGGGTATCGGGGTCATGTCTTTCAAACAACTAGGAAGGCAGTATCCAATCTCTAGGTGCATCGCTGCTACGTTCAATGCGACTGTCTTCTGGTCATTCGTTAAGGCTTCCCAGCTAGAGAGCGATCCATTGTCATAGAGACTAAGAATCTCTGTGGCAAAGGCGATTGTCGTATATGATACATTCTCTATCATTGGATGATACTGCCTGCTCTAGTTGCTTTGGAGAAAACCATGTCCACACGCTATCGTGTTCGTTACAGTGTTCTGTTACCCACCAATGTTGTTTGGAGTGATCGGGATGTTTTGCGGCGTGATCGGGGTGTACGGATTCGGTGGCAACTGTGTAGCTGGGGCCTGTGCAACTACCGGCACTTCCTGTTGAGTGAACTGTTCAAGTCCTTGGGCCTGTACCTCTGGAGGAAGGACATCTTGCACACCCGGAAGAAGGTCTGTAGTTTCCGCTTCCGCTGGGACATGTTGCACCGTATCGGGGGCTTGCTTTGTACCGTTCACAACGCGACAAAACTGATTCCAGTCTCGGAACTGTTCTTTGGTTCCGTCTGTATAAAAGATGGTATAAATGCCGGGGCCTTTCCCGACTGCTTTGATAGTTTTCATATTGAACTCGCTTATATATAGTAAAGTTAAAGTTGAATAAAATGGAAGCCCTACCGAAAAGGCAACTAAACGATAGGAACTTCCGGGCTACAACGGCGAGTTGTATGCCCAAAGGAAACGACATACTCACGCAGTAGTTACTACTGAAGGATGTGAATACTTTGCTTCGCGTATAACACATCCTTACAATAGCTATTACTACCTATTGAAGGTTGTGAATACCAATGACGTTCTGCCACGAATTGAGCCACTCGATAGTGAACTTCGCCATGATTTCAATCGTGAGAGCATCTTGTCCCTGCATAACACCGGGGGCATACCCTTTGACGGTGGGGGCGAGTCGGTCAATGAACCGAGTATTTGCGGTGTTGATCAACAAAGCCTGTCCCGGAGGAATGTTCCAATCGACGGTGACGGGGATTCGCTGTGAAGTGAACGGATTGATCAATTCGTTGATATAGCTACCGAACACTTGTTCGCCGGTAGTACGACTGACCTGTGTAACCACGCCGTCGATCCAATTTTTCGAGATATACTTCTGAGTCTGTCCATTGATGCAGAGCGTCCAGTTAGTAGTATCCCAATCGGCGAGCATCTCGATAGCGTCCGCGAGGTCGTCATATTCGAGCTGACCAGTGGTAGCTTTGCGATACACCTGCATACCGTCAGCATCCGCAGCACCGGGAACGACACTTTGAAGCCATGCAATACCGCCACAACGTCCGGTCAGATCAGCATCCGTCAACGACATAGAGCGAGTTGCTCCATAGATCAAGACGTTGTTGATATTCCGAATCATCAAGCGAGAGAGGTTTTCGAGTTGTCGTTCGATTTCGCTGGCTTGGTCGTGCGTAGCCGTATCCATCAAAGTCTGTGACAAGGTAACGTATTCACGAGTCGTTTCGATACCGTTCCAAACAAGTTTGTCTTGCTTGAACGCGGTACGTCCATCGAACACGATAGAGGCATCTCGGATACTTCGTGCCAATACTTCCCACGTAGCTGGGCCGGTAGGAATCGCTGTGATATTGCCGCCGTTTGCAGTGACCACAACCAACGTGATATTGGTAGGAGTCACAACAGATACTTGAGCAATCAACGGCTCATTAGCCAGTCGCACTCGGTCACCAACTTGAAGGTAATCCAACGTACCTGCCGGATCAGTGAGGGTGACGACACCACCTGCCGAGGAGGTTTGTTCAAAAACGCGAGGTGAGTCGTAGCGATTGATATACTGGTGACGACCGCCACTACCCGGAGTCCATGCTTCCGAACGGATAGTCCGCAAGAGAGACGGAGAACTCTGCACTGCACGCTGCCAAACGCGGTTCACGACTTCCTGAATGTTGTCCAGTGTCGGAACATGATAAACTTTTGCCATGTTTCTAGCTTTCTAGTTAAGAGGAATTACTGCCTTATAGGCTACTCGGAAAGTGTTCCGATACTACACAACAACTCGCCTTTGTATGTGTATTGTATATTAACCTTGTCCCATTAGACCTTGAAGATCGGTCAGAATAAGGTCTCTATTGGACTTTTTATCCAGAGGTGTGTCATCTGCTCCTGATCCACCTCCACTACCTTTCAAATCGCCGGACTCGCCCGACTTGATAAGGTACGGTTTCGCCTTAGCGTATTCTGCAAAGTATGCAGCCGGTTCAGTAAGAGGATTGTTCTTGTGAACAACCTTGCCTTCGACGACTGTAAACTGTTCAGCGTACCCAGCAGCATCTTTGATTTCTTCGTCTTTGAACTTTGCAGTAGTCATAGCTTTGAGGACGGCTTCGTTCACCGTAACTACCTGCTGGGCAGCAATAACTCGCTGCTTTTCGGTCTCGATAGCAGCCTGTTGGTCACTGATTGTTTTTTCCAGACCCGCCACCTTGTCAAGCACTTGCTGTAGAGCATCCGTTTTCTTCTTACCATCATCTGTAGCTCTGCTCTTTGCTTCTTCCAGAGCCTTATTCGACTCTGTAAGTTGTGTTTGCAGTGCTTCATAAGACTGCTTGGCAGTGGCAACCGCTGCAAGAGCTTCCTTCAAGGCTCGGTCGGTGTTCGTATGGTTTGTCATGAGCGCTGTATAGTTTTCTTCTTCGACTACGTACACTCCGGGTTGTGTTGGATCGGTGGGGTGAGGTTGCGTTTTGAGAGACTTCTTAAAAGCCTCTATAGCATCCACTTCTGATGTAAAGGTTTGGCCGAAAAACTTAGCCATTTTGATTCTCCTGTTGGTTGTTGCTAGGTTGCTCCTGTCCTTGCTGCTCGCCGTTTAGCTGTCGAATCTGAGAGTCCTTTGGAGCATTGGGAGCTTGATACTCAGTTCGTACATAATCTTTATTTACTGTATACTCAATTTTCTTTTGAGCATCTTCTTCGGATACGCCGGCCCAAATAGCTGCAATCCGTAATAACGCAGAGATTCCGTTAGCAGATATTTCATCAACTATCTGAATGTCTGCGATACCTACTTGGCCTCGCATGGATACCGCTTCTGCACTAGCATTTGTTCCGCTAGTGCTGAGTAGTCTACGAATATCCCAACCTGCTATATACTCTCGGATGTCTCGGATCGATTCTAACATCGAGTCGAATCCAGCACAAACAGGCTCAAGGTAGCCTACATCGGCAGGAATCTGCGGACTGCTGCTCTTTATTACAATGGCTTTACTTCCCCCAATATACACAACCCCTTGGCTCTGTGATTGCTGTACAACAGGACAATCTGCATCAAAACCGGGGCCTTTGGCATAGTCTGTGCCTTGTCTCCCGTCTCTTTTAACGTCTCCACTAAAGTCTACGTTCTTAAATACCGGAGTCGGATTAGCTGCATAGCGTTGTCCAAAAGTAAGTCGCCCATCTCGCCTATATACTTGCACAACCGCCTGAGCGAGCGACGCTGCCGGGACTTTCGTAAAGGTATCAAACCCCAGTGAATTAGTGTTTATGCACACTAACGGCAATCGATCTAGGTATTGTCCCTTGTACTTTGGATATTTCTTATTGGGAATCCTTGTGAGGTTTACAGCTTTCCATTCTTCTTCGTTAAACGTAGCTGTATAGTATCGTAGTTCTCCCTGTATTTCATCAAGACCAAACACTCGATAGAAAATTTTCAGGTCGTTCTGTTTGGTATCTACATTAAACTCAGGTACATATTCCGATAGAACCACCACCGGGCGGTCATTCATTTTCGTAGTAAGTACAATGGCCTCACTAGCATATCCGACTGCTTTGAAATACTGTTCACCTTTACGATTGGTGAGCGTGTCTACAGCAATAACAAACTGTCCAGTAAGCCATTGCTCCAGATTGATCTTTTTCTTTAACCCCGCAAGTCCCTCTCTATCATCAGTAGTAAACTCTGTGAGCCACTCTAAATCCTCTTTAGCGGCTTCTACTTTCAGGTTACTATCATTGAGATTCATTAACCCTATGCAGTCGTCAATGAACTCCTCAAACGCCGGAAGGAACCATGATTCTTCTAGGTACTGATCACGCCAGAGTTGTTCTTCGTTCTCTGCTATAATAGCTGGTAAGTATACCCCTGCATTGGTTGGGCCTTGTAAGTGAGGCATCGAGCTTTTGATGACCTCTGCACCGATATAACAATCTCGACACCACTGCTGCTGAATCCGTATCTCTTTAGGAAGATAGGACGATCTCAGTAGTGCTCTGAATGTCGTCAGGGTGTTTAGCATCGTTAGCCTTTAAGGGTATAGTCTATAGTTGACCAGTCACTTGAATGTTCTGCACCTACTATAGCGTAGACCAGAGCATCTAGGTTGTTAGGAGAATCTGCTTTCGACTCTCCTGTAAAGCTCGTCATCTGTTTCTCTAATTCAGGGAATATAAACGTATGATGAACTTTGTTCTGTGCGTATAGGTAGCTAATAGGTTCTGCTCTCAAATACTTACCACGTTTGGCGTGTACTGTGTAAATATGAGGGCAGGATATACCTCTTTCATTAGCTGCGTGACGGATAGTATCTATGATAGTTTGTCCGCCTTGGTTTGTCTCTGCAATAATAGCGTCCGCTCTATAGTGCTCATATAGCTGCATCGCTCGGTTCGCCCACTGTGAAGGTAGTCCGTGCATCGAGGAGTCATTTAGTATGAAGAAATGATATTCTCCATCTATCAAGGTTTTTCCCGCTACAATGATGCCAGTTTTATCACTACTTTCATTCGCTGTAACTGCCGGATCGATAGCAACCACTACTCTCTCAAGGGTAGGCATCATATCCGGGTGTATTCGGTTTGCGTCAATAACATGCTGAGGCCATAGGGCATACTCTGCATTGTCTTGGAACTCACCTAGCAAGAATCGTTCTCTTGCTTTACCTACGTATCCACTAAGTCGCGTCTTATACGCACTAGACAAGTTCTCCCAGTTATCATCTGGGTTCATTTGTATAGTGCCATATAGCTGTGGAAATCCTTCAATTGCTACCTGTAGCGTATGGTGTTTACCTTCAAAGAAGGTATCATATAGCCAGTGTGCCTTTGAAGGCGGGTTACAGTCTAGTATTACTTTGTTTACTAACTCTGTCCCATACTTTACATGCTGACATTTCAAACTAGCTCGCGTATTCACTAGGTCAAATGCCTCGAAAGGTATAAGACTCGCTTCATTGAAATATATATGACCAAACTCGGCCCCGAGGATTTTATCCAATCGCTCTTTATCCTCTACACCAGACATTGAGACTACTGAGCCTGTAGGATACGAAATAGTCAACTCTGTAACATTAGTTGTATATACTTTTTCGTGAAACTTCCTACCGCGGAGAGACTTTACTAATTCCCATCCCTCCATACGCAACATCTTCTTATACGTTTCGTTGAAAATACGTGCCCTCACATCGCTCTGTGTACTTCTCAGAATCGCCAGTGGGACGCCGTTACCTTCCATATCTACATACTGATAGCACTGCCAATGGAGCCATCTGCATATATTGATGGTCTTCCCTGAACGTGATCCTCCATAGTGGAGTTGGTTTGTTATAACAGGATCATTCAGTAATTTTAATTGTTCTAACTGTTTCGCCGTTGCTTTGAACATCGTTCCTACTTTCTAAGCGAAGTGTGCAGATGAAAGGCCCTCTGCACACTTCTTAGCTAGGGGAACCGTGCCTAGCTATCTTCCTTGGGCCATGCGTACCTTTAGAAGAAAAGTCCGATAAGTTGCAAAACGACTGTGAGGATCGTTTTCACTTTGTTAATGTCGATGCCGGTAATGTCAGCAATGTTACTAGCTAACGCAACCTCTGTCATCAACTCACCTTGAACGTCACCGAACACATACGGAGTGACATCACTCGGATCGACCACAATGTCCGGTGAGCCGTCGAGACCGAGGTATTTCGACAATTCATCGAACACAGCATCCCAATTGGCGTCAAAACCATCTTTGATAGCTTTTAACGCAAGGTCGTCCCAATTGGTTCCTGTATAGGTCGTCCAGTACGCCGCATTGCTGAATATCATATCGAACAGCTTTTTGATCTTCGGCTTGGTGACATAGGTAGTGCCGAATTTGATAATTACGTCTTTGAAGGCAGAGAGTTTATCCCCTATCCAGCCTTCACATTCCTGCATATCGCAGCCTGTTTCAAATGCGGTTTCCAATGTAATTTCTTCGTTTTCGCCCATTGTAATTCTCCTTTGTAGGAAATGATTGTTATATAACTGTCGCCGTTACTTAGTTGTTACTCCCATAACAATTGTACGTTGTGAACTTCTTCATGGTTCCCGGTTTCCAAAGCAATACCTAGAGCCTGTGTAGTCTCCAGTGTTTGTGGTGCTAGTGTCCGTTGATTTACTATGCTTTGATGCAGAGACCCATAATGCGGTTCTGCACTCATTTGTGTAAGGTCATATACTTGCCACGACTGTGGATTGTTCATGAACTGGAACAACTTATTCCCTGCACATATTGAACCTATAGCGATCGATGTTTGAGTCGTATTGGTCAACAAGCTATTTGCAGGCATCCCTCTGCGTTCGATAAATACAGATGGATTCATCTTACCCAGTAATGGGAACTTTTGATTACTGGAAGAAGTCGTCGTACCTTCGCTTTGTGTGTTATATGGTACTATAAACCCATTCTGCGATACGCTAGTATCTGGTACAATACTCAAATCATCGTACCTAGTACCTGCTACTTCATTCCAACTATATGGATCAAGTTTAACCCACATATCATTGCCATAAATATCCAGAATGTAAAGGTTGTTATCATAATCAAACAACATAACCTTAGGTGTTTGCGTAGGAGAATAATTAGCTAAATTCTTGTTGCACACCTCTGTATATACGACATTAACTTCGTCTGTCAACTCATATACTTTGATAGTCACGGTATATCTATTGCTCGCAACATACGTAAAGGTATGCCCTGCTATATATCGCTTGTCTCTGGAAATAACTCGAATAACACACGGTATATGCGTTGCGTTACTTGCAAACTCAAATTGTGTTCCAGTGTTACGTGCGATAATTGTATTCGACGCATTAACTGCGGATAAGAAATGACTACCGTTTTTTCCGAAATTCAGTAAATTAGCCCCCTCTGTGGTAGAAGGTCTAATGTTCCCTACTACTCCTTGTGTAGCGACAATAGGATAATCTACCATCGCACCTGCTACATACTTTGAACACCTTATATAAGGGCTAGTAGCAGACGAAGTTACACAGTATTGACCGTCTGGAGATACATCCAAAAACTGCAAGGCTCCATACGAAGGTGCAGAGAGTGTAACCGCCGACAAAGTGAGGTCTGGATTTATATCAAATACCCGCATATAGGGGGACGAGCTATAGCCTAAGAACAAACGGTTCTCTGTCCCTCTTGAATATCTAAACTCTGATGGTTGCGTATTCTCTGGGGGTACTCCAGACTTTACAGGTTGAAACGTACAACGAACTCGCGACCCTTGTTCTATATAGCCTTGATACTTACAGGCTGCTATACGTCCGGGTAACACAGAACCGCCACCAGAGGAAATGCTTTGTGCTGTATTGAATATAGTCATTGTATCTCTAAATCCTTACTGTGATGTATATAGTGTTAGTAGGTACAACGCCATTTGCCCGAAGGTTCATAGAACCAGCAGTCTGTTGAATTACCTGTATATTGGCTTGTTGAATCGCCAGTGCTTGAGCTTTACTTGCCCCACTAGGAATACCAATATCTCCGTCCTCTGTACCATTCATTTCTGGTATTTGGACAGTTACCTCATCATTTACCCATGCAGTAGGAAGAATCTCTATATCGAAACTTCCGCGTCTGTTCGTACTTCCTGTCATAAATGAACCGACAATCTGGTCAATGTCTGCCTTTCGAGTAACTCCACTGCACAGGAATTGGGCGTCTCCTGATTTTATAATCTGTCCCCACTGGTCTGTATTGTGGTCATACATACTGACATTGTACAGAGCCAGCCTCCCTGCGTTGTTGCTGCCAGTATTGTTAGCAGCATCTTTAATACCTGCTCCACTGCCGCTATTGGCATCTCCCGACCATCGAGAGTTGCTTATATCGACATGATAATAGCATACAGAGGGAGTACGTTCGATAAGTATAAAGGTACTATTGTCTACTCTTACGTCTGTTTCATACTTCGAGTTTAACGGATTTCCGATTATCAAATAGCAGTTATCTACCTTATTCAAGTAGCAACCACCTCCACTCACCATCACTCGCGTAATAGCAGTTGGGCGAGTCTCTCCTACTCGCATGATATTGTCCAGAATAACTCTCTGGTAGTTAGGGATCAAGCTGCTATAGCAAATAAGCTGATTCGCGTTAATCATAAAACAGTTCTGTGCAGTGATGTTACCACCTACTGTCCACATAGGACTGGTAAGATTAAGCAACATACAGTCCAGTGCATACAGGTCACCGTAAATACTACTACATGTAGCTCCCTGTAGTAACACACTATCTCGTGCCGTAATAGGCATGTTATAGTTGATAGCCTGTGCATGTGCCGAACTAGGTACTGTACTGGCAAACGTAAACATACAGTTAGTGATGAACACTTCAAATCGTCTATCATAAGAAGACGGATACTGGAACGCCTTAACACATATATTATCTACCGACAACCGAGCATCTGTCATAACAGAGGTAGTATTCATCGCGATAGATGCAATACTGACTTTATACTCTGTATCCAGAACATCAAGCAACCGTTCTGTATCAATACCTTTGAATGAAGCATGGAGCCGCCAAGGGATGCTGATGCTACCGTATGCTCCCGGATGTAGGCTAAACAGTACAGATGTATGTCCACCTGCATCTGCCAACGTAATAGCTTCTTGCAAGTCTTGGAAAGGTTTTGCAATAGTCCCATCCGGTACAATACCCCCTATTGAACCGTCAAGTAAATAGCCACCCTCTTGTGCAACATTAACCACTGCTGTAAAAGGAACTCCGGCAGGTGTACCGCCGCCACTTCCTAATGCAGCATTGATACCTGCCAAGTGGCTTTTCACATCACCAGCAGTAGCCGTATAGTTCGTTGGGGTATAGTTAGCCCATACGTCTGCTGCTTGATTGCCTTGTGGAAGTCTTGTACCGTTAAGTACGTCGATACTTGCATCACGCACTACACCGGAGAGCATATAGGAGGCAGTGCCAGACTTGTTGATTGCTACATATCCCTGTAGGGTATCTACAAACATAGACACATCAAACATACGTAAAGAACCGGCATTATGTGCAAATACTGGAGAATCTCCAAATTTACCACCGTATATGCTCACTTCGCACGCATGTGCTGCATCTGTAGTAATACCTAACATGTCACAATCTCTGAACGTATATGGCCACGGTCGTACAGAGGCTAGGTTACTATCCCCAAAGAAATTAACCCTGCTTAGGGTAGTGTTGGTAGCTGCAAATGCTTGACTCTTAACATCCACTCTGAAAAAGTTACAGGCGGTTGCACTTACTGAGCTATTGACATTGAACTCTACATTATCACTACTAGAGCCAGTAACGTAGGTATTCTGCCATTCTGCATGGCCTTCGATATGATATATGCCATATATCGAACAGTCCACAAGTTTCGTACTGTCTTGATACCATATACTAGCGATAGTCGAGCCGGTTCCACCGAGAAAAACAGTATTTATAGCTTTGATTTCTCCAGCCCCGGCATATCCTACGTTTGTTGTAGGTAGGCCTGACCATTCTATCCAAGAATTGAGAAAGATCAATTCGTAATAATCCTCTGTAGGATGTTTTACATAATTAGTTCTGATGTTGCTTGCATACAGAGAAGTTACATTGTGAGGGCTACCTGCACCAGCCTGTGAAATACTAGCAATATGTACTCTATACATACCACTTCCCCCGGAACCAGATACCGCTTTATGTGTGGTATCCATGCCTTGGATAGCTACATTCACGTCTTTTGGAATAACCAAGTTACCGTATGTTCCGGGATATACTTGGAACAACGGGTTTACTTCGTCATATCCTACAGTAGACTCTGTAACTACAGCCTCTTGTATAGACTTATAGGGGAACAGAATACTGCCGTCCGGGTATACTGGATGGCCTTGGTCGTCTGTCTTACTACCATCAAGCAGATAGCCATCTACCTCCGAAACATGGACAATACCGTTTGTAGTAAGGTCAATATCCAGAGAAGGAGTGTTTATAGCGTCCCATGTCTCTGTACCATCTGCATGGATGGTAAGAGCGAGCTGCACATCTGGAGTAGCTCCCTCTGGTCTCTGGAGTTTTTTGTTCACATCGACGTTATCTACCAGAACTTCTCCAGAATTTATGAGAGCGTACCATTCGTATCCATCTGGTTTGATACAATCTGTAATATGTACAGTAGCCGAGTTGGCATATACAAAAGGATAATTACCTACTCGCACAGGTTCCCATGTGCATAACCGCAAGGCCGAGCGATTCTGGTGTATACTATGACCATAGCTACGACAACGGAAATGACAACTATTCGCTTCAAACTGTCCGTTATTGCACTGTACGCCAATATCGGCAGCAAAGGCTTCATTCTTATTGAAATCACACCTATAGAGTTGAACAAAAGCAGAGTTATTCACCCTAATGTTGACTGCCGAGCTTCCAGTCACCTTGAAACTACAATCCAAGATACCTACAAGACTATCACTACCTTCGATAGTCAAGATTCCGACAATTTTTACAAGCTCTCTATTAACCGTATTGCCACGGAACAACAGCCTGCCGTGATGGGCCTTAATATATGCTGCTGGGTATTCACCGTCCTCAAAATATACGTTAATGTCGTCCGAAGTAATGACGTTAAGGACATACTCCGCAACTTTCTCCAAAGTCTTCCACGGAGCCGCTGCAGAACCGTTTCCCGTAGAGTCATCACCGGTAGCTTCACTAAGATACAGATTAGTGCCACCTGTATTAGTGATAATGTTAATCATATCCGGCAAAGGGCCTTGCTCACCGTCCGACTGCATATAGTACGTCGGTATCGGGTTTGCGGGTATCCGCATCAAGTCGGTAGGTTTATTTGCCAGATAGGAAGCAAGTGCTGTGTTCGTTTCGTCCCAATCGGTTTGTACTTGCGTAACAGGTGCTATGTCCATCTCCACTACAGAGAAAGAGCCGTCTGCGTTCTTTCGCAGAAGGTTTGCACCTAGAACCGCCGGCGACGAATCAGCATATAGAAGGTCAGTAGGCTTATTGAGGATTGCACTCCACTGTATGCTACCGCCTCCACCACCGATATTGTTATCTATGAAAGCACGTGACTTCGGATCAGTCTCCGCCCCATCTGAATTAACATGCAGTGGGTTCGTCGTTTGCTGCGTAGTGAGCGCCGGTCTTGGATAGGGGGGCATTTTAGCCATCGTATTACCTACTTACCTTCTGTCTCTGTCATCTACTGCTACTGCTTTATAGCGATACTACCGCCGATAGCCCAACAAGGCTATTCTGTTGTTGAACAACCGCATAGGTCGTTTAATCTGTCGTCCCGTCCAGCCCTGTCGTGCGTAAGTACGCGTAACCGTCTGATCATACGTAGCGACCGTACCTTCCGAAGTTGTCTCGACACTCTGAGAAGATGTAGCCGTAACAGTCTTTTCCGCCATAGGCAGCAAGACATAACGACAATTCCCATTGTTGCACACCTTCTGATACCGATACTGCTGTGCCTGAGCCGCAACAGTCATACATACCAACACAACCAACACCGTCAACACAAACATCATGTTTTTCATATCTCGCCCTTTCATTGTTGTAGAGTCATCATATAGCCTAAACTCTCCACTAGAGGCCGGGTTCGACATAGAATAGCTAAGGAACTCTTGCCACCTCTAGCGGAAATAAGCGTGCCGGGCTATCACAGCACTACTGTTCTTTTGCTTCCGACCTATCTAACTTGTCGGACATACGCTTCAATAGCTTACTGAAGGCTAGGTGATTCTCCTCTGTCCGTTCAATAATATCTCTAAGAAGCGCCAACTGATTCTTTTGAATATCTCGCTCTTCTTTCAAGTCGGCGATCCGGGCCTCCATAGAGGCCTTGAACGCTCTGAAGCAGTGGATTACTGCAAAAATAGCGAGCAGTGTGAAGGCTCCTGATACTCCCAGCTTTGCGCTCGATGACATATCCGGTACTGCAAGGTCTTGTGCGAACAATGTAGCACTGAATGACGCCAAACCAAAAGTGAAGTAGTAGGATAATTCCATCCCTATCTGCTCTTTCTTTTCCTTGATATTGAATATCTTAACTATAGGACAACACATAACGGCTCCAATCTGAGTAGGAACTACTCTCGACAGTAGATGTTTATCACCTCCTATCTAGTTGTTACAGTGCTTCCAAGTCCTCCACAGGACAAAGGTAACGATACATCGTAGCTTCGTCAAAGCTAGGTCGTTGTCGCAGCGTTACTTCCGGCAGATAAATAATCGGCCCGCCGAAGGGTTTCGCTGTCTGCAAATAGGTACGCAAATGCTGCCTAGTGAGCCACATGCCATAATTCGGTTCCATCGGCTCACTTATTGCTGTGTACTTCCCACCATGTGAGTTGCCGAAGAACAGAGCTTCTTCAAGCCTCTGTCCCGATGTTCGCCTTACAGTCGGAGGTCTCCAGTCGCCTACCTCTGTAGCATGTCCACCGCCGCCACCAAAAACAGGTAATTTGAGTCCTGTAGAGGAGGGATTGGAGCCTGTCGGCCATATAGTGTTCCCAACCTCTGTATGGAATCCAGCCTTACCTGCGGCAAACATAACGTCAATCACCTGATCGACGGTCATTCTGTTCTGTTCCCACGGAATGTATGTAACATAGCACTGGTGCTGCGTAGCTTCAGCAAGGAACTGCTTATACTTAGTAGGTGCTGCTGTTACAGAACCGCCGACCAAACTGGCTGGAAACCTACCCAACCGAGTCATGTAGTCTGCCATGTACGCCAAAATCTGTCCGCCACGCATACTATCGCCTTTAGAGGCATACCACGTAGCTATGCGGTTCATTTCGGTATATTCTGTAGGCACTCCAATCGCTCGTCGTCGAATGGTACTGAGCTGTGCTGCGTTCTCTGCCGCGTGGGAGCAGCAGCTACCGATATTTTCTTGACTAGGAACCAGCTTTAAGCCAGTAGGGAGTCCGTCTTTTTCAGCAATCACCCAGTGCCAATCACAACATACCGGCTTTCCTGCTGCTGGACGCCACATTGCTTCGACATACTTGCCGTATGTATCGAACAAATTCAGCAAGTCGTCGTCAAACTTGATAGTTCTGGCGTTGGTATCGAGGTTTTCTTGTCCCGTACCAATGCCTATCGAGTTGATGGACACTGCCGCTTCGACCATTTCGTCGTGTAGCAGGCGTCCTGCATTACCTTCTTCATAACAACCTAGTGCAAGTCCTTCTCGCCGAATATCCGAAGGTATGCCATGTTCAAGGTCGTATATATACGCCTGTAAAGGCTTCCTAGAAGGTCTACTCATACCCTCTGTTTGTTGGGCAGGAGTACCTACTATAGCCTTTACTTCTGGAGTCAGTGGAGAACCACCAGTTGGGATTTCATTTGACATAATAGTTACGTTACTCCGTATAATAAAGATACTATTCTGGGTACAGAGCAGTATCGAATTACCGCCGATTCCTATATACTGGTCTTTGTTGCGGCTGGCTCGGAACAATACGCTGTGTATCGATCTGCTCCACCTTCACCTTGTTGTTCATAGCGTCCACCTCCCCCATAGCGATATTACCAGAACTCCTCGGCGTGACTAATCCGCCCAACTCCGTTAAAATACCTACATATTCAGTGGTAGTTTTGGCATCTGCAAGGTAAACAGCGTCTACTTTTCCAATAAATTCACGTAATTTGTCGCTACCTGTCCGTCCCGCTAACATCGCCGCCATCACCCATGTACTCTGTACCTGTGACAAAGTGTTCGATGGTATCACCTGCTTGACATACTCGGTAGTAATGAGGTTCAACTGTTGCTTGTCTATAGCAGTAAAACTCGTACTATATTGACTGTAAAGACCCGCCAATGAAGTTGGGTTGGGCTGTGGCTCCGGGGTCGGTTGCGGCTCTGGAGTCGGTGGAATAGGTTCCGGTGTTGGCGGCACCGGCGTCACATCACCTACTGTGCTGAACTGTGTCCTCACCACATATAAGTGTGGAGTGTGGAGTGTGGAGTGTGGAGTGTCTTCTGCTCCCTGCTCTTCCTGCTCTGCGAGGTAGCTGCATACAATCAAGTAGGTCTCTGCTACCGGCGAAGTGAAGTACAACACCTCTTTCCCACTGTCCACTGCATAGGTATGTCTCGCCTCTGTCGTCCCCAACTTGGCCACCGTCCACTGCACGTCTTGCAGTGTAGCAGTAACCTCTGCTGAGTCAGTAGCTACAGTCAATACGATAGGTAGCAACTTACCTGTTTTAGTCTCTGTAGGAACCGCCAGCTGATAAGGAGCCTGAACGGCTCCCGCTACTGAGTCCTCAGAGTATCTAGGACTCAAGGCGGGCTGGGCGACAGCACTCATTACGCTCGCCGCAAAAACTATAAATGAAATAAATACCTTATACATATACTCGCCTATGTCTATAAGTAGTTCAGCAAAGCTGCTGATACTGGATGAAGCTCGGAGTACCTAGTTTCATCTAATCAGAGAGTGAGGGCAGGTAGGTCATCACTCTACCTACCCTCGTCGGTGCTTCAGTCCGACTAGCTACCTTACCGGATACTGCTGGTTATTAGGCAGTAGGCAGCTTCCCGCTTCGCAATATATCTTATACGTCCGAACGATAGGGTTTGTCCCGAAAAATCCCGGAAATTCTATGGTTTTGTGGATACGGCGGGCGGTTCCTTATATACGCTACACGGAATTGATTATTGTGGTGGATTTCAACTACCTACAAGGTGACAAGGACAATATCGGAGAGTCGGCTAAAATCGATTTTAAGAGGGTGTACGCTTTCAATGAAGCGAGATTGATCGACACATGGTGTTTGTGGTCATGTGGTCTATTGAAACTTGTACAATTTCAATACGGATTGCTTCCATAAATTTGAATTTTGTTTTTGAAAATCAAAAGCTAGGGAGGTGTAGAGGGATATGGAGAATTGAATATCGTAGGAAGGTTAATGGAGTTACATAATTGGAAAGGTTGGAGAGGCTAATGAAGTTACGTAATTGAAGAGGTTTGAAAGGTTTAGAAGTGCCACGGCCTGAGATAACGTCGCTATGAGCACAGCTGCTATGGAGATCATAATCGCTATTTTATTTTTATAAAATTGAGGGAAGCATTTAGAACCGCCACCGTGACTATGTTTGATCGCTATGGACATAAGAGTGTAACCATGAAGACTGCTGGAAGCCTAATAGTAGCCGCTGCTACGGAGTAAGAGTGTAACCATGAAGACTTGCTGGAGAATTTGGGCTTGACGTGAACAGATAGGCGAGCTGCCCCGATCCTCCCATACTCCCTATCGTTTTTGAAGGTCTCCCCGTTCCCACGAACAGAGCGGCCAAAGCAGGCAGGGCGATTGCTGGGCGGCTAGGGCGAAACGAACAGAGCGGCCAAAGCAGGCAGGCGGTGTAGCGATTGATCGACCTCGCAAAGCAAGTATAGTTAGATTGGCGAATAGGGAGTAAGACCGTAACCGCGCAACCACGTAACCATAAAATTAGGGATCGGCAATTGTGGTTACGCGGTTGCGTGGTTATGGTCGGTCGATTTGTGGGAATCGACTGAAAATTGGGTGTAACCGGGGCGGTTACGGCAGTGCCAGCCCCCGGTTGACGTAGTTACACCCTTAAAAATAGGAATATCTATTGATATGTAACGAGTAACTATTCTAAAGTAAAAGATCGTCTAACAAAATGCCTTTCCGGGGGGGAAAAAGAGGGGGGGAGACCTCGCTGGTTACACTGAAATGATCGTTACGAGCCGCCCGTAACCATTATATATATATCCACGGGCCGCGTAACCGGCCCGTGGATACGAAAGTAATCAAACAGGTTTCATAACCATATAACCGGAGCCGCCTCCCGGCAACTTGTGGTTACACGGTTACACGGTTACACGTAGATAGCCCATTCTGTGTAACGGAAAAGTTGTATCTATCAAACATTTCTATGGGGGTGGGGGTGGGGGTGGGGTGGGGTGGTGGTTCTTTCGCTGCGTCTCCAAACGCCGTAAGTCTTTATAGCGGAAGGGTTTATAGCGAAACTTCCGCAGTGAATCTACGTATTCGAGCGTGGCGATTCTCAAAAAACTAAGTGTCCATCCGGGAATTTCTCCCTATTTTTCTCGGAAATTTTCCAGCATCGGGGAAATTTCTAGCAGCACTTTTATCGCCATAAGTCCTTTATAGGTAAAGGTTTACGGCGGTTGGCGGTTCTCGACACGAAAAATTTCCTAGAAAATTCCCCCACTTTCGGGGGGTTTTATAGGATTTCCTCTAGCCCGCGGCGGTTCTAGTCGATATAATACAGTAGACGCGGGAAAGAAAGCCAGCCCGCAAAAACCACCATATCTAACAGAAACAGGAACAGAAACAGGAACAGAAATCATGCAAAAGCACGAAACCTACAGAGAAATTGAAGCCTGTAAACGAAGCTACCTAGCCACTATCGTTCAGGGATTCCTAGAAGCCGCAGAGACCAAATATAGCTGTGAAACTAAGCTCTCTACAGAGGACTGTATAGTCCTCATTTCGGCCCCTAACGGCACGAATCTGCGAATCACTTCTATCACCCCTTACGAATACGATTCCGTCATCGTGCGAATCGAAGAAGAAGGAGTGAGAGGATACCGAGAACATCACATATATGATGTGGTATCTTGCCATGAAGTCCTCGATAGCTACCTCGATGCCGACCTCGATATTTAGCCCAAAAATTTACGAGTGGCGGCTCTACCCGCCGTCACCTCGAATACTACATCACTACATCACTAATAAGGATACATATTATGCCGATAGCCAAAACTAACCGAATCGTCCAACAACTCGAAGCCCTTAAACCTTACCTCTCTACTGCCTATTATGAAGGCAAAGTACGAATTGACGTTACCGCTACGATAATCGAAGGCCGTCATCTGCGTGTCTCGGTAGAAGGAACAGGCAGAGTGTCTCGATACTATCGAGTATCTCTTTGTCATCACAGCTTTAGTCTTACCTACGAAACAGTCCCTGCTTGGGAGATCGTGTTCGAGGACACAATGGGTACACCTATTGGGCTGCCTATCTATTTACCACGCGAGGCGCATACTCCAGAATTTGATTCTTGGAACATTAAAACTACTCTCTATCTCGCAAATAACCCCATTAGTAGTAAAGAGGACTGCGAATAATGACACAAAAATCAAACAAACCCAAAGTGTCCCCGCATACTAGAAGGCTTCATAGGGCCTTCAGCAGAGCGGCACAAGCCCTATACCTAGCTCTACCCGACTACTACCCGATTAGCAGCATACGTATCGAGGCTGTAACCAGCAGCCTAACCGGCGAGGTCGAGTTACTCCCGGTGGCGCGTCTGAAAAATGATACAGAGTATCATCTGCGAGCTACCGAGAACGGACTATGCTCTTTGATAGAGAGTGTCCCACAGCCCAGCCCTATGATTACCGATACAGTAACCCGTTCGGCGAAGCAACAGTCACTAGCTAGTATTAGCAAAGACTTCCTAGCTCAAATGATACTGGCCAACGCAAGAGAACGCAAGTGACTATGTGGCCAACACTTGCGGCAGGGCAGTCTAACGGTTGCCCTGCCGACTTCCGGCGGTTGCCGGATTATTCCGAGATTTTTCTCGGAATCGGCGGAACTACTTCCCGCCCCAGACGTATCATATATATATACAGTCGCGATTGTCGCGACACTAACCCCGCCGAGGTAACCCCGGCAAAAAAGAAAGAGAAAATATCATGTCCGAAGCTACCACAGCCGCCGCCTCCTCCTCCGAAAAATCCGGCAAGTCAAAAAAACGATACCTCGATGCTATTCTGACGGCAGAAAAAGGTACGGCCACAGTTGCCGGAATCGCCCTGCCTGCCGGAATGATCGGCACTCGCCCTACCAGAGACGGCGAGCCTGCCAAGCCTGCACTGGCTATTGTCCCGCCGATTCTCGGTATCCCCGAAACACACGTAGCGGGATACGACTGTACACCGATCATGTGGAGTACTGGGTATCACAACCCTGCGAAAGCCGATTTCATAAATGATAGCGTCTATTACGCGTTCGTCATGGCTATCAAGGCCCGCGAGTACCAAGCCGCCGAAGAATCGAAGAAACTGGCCGATGCCCAGCCCGACCTCTTTATCCCGGCTTCTACGGGGCAGTCCGTTGCCGCGAAAGTCTCTGCCGCGACTGCTGTTGCGGAAAACCGGGTCATGGTCGAGACCGTCAAGTCCCTGTACCTTCAGGGATCGTTCGCGGCTATGGGCTTGACCCTGCCCAGCCAGATTTGGACTATGATTTACGCACAAGTGCCGTGTCCGGCTAATCTCGATACCGAGATCACGGGACAAGCCTAGTCTCCCTAAGCCCCTACGGCGTAGGGACTTACATCAAAATCAGTCCCGTTGGCGATTCTAACGGGACTACCTTTACAGTTTAGTGTACTACCGTCATAGTACACTGCTACATAGCATCATCACCTAGCCAGTCACCATATCTATCACCGGAACTATCTATCATGCCAAGCCCTAAGTTGTCGCAAGTCATTACCCCCGCAAAGGTTACGTATCGACCAATCGAAGCACAAGCGAGTGAACTAAACTACATCGCCTATCATAGGTCGATATTGCTGGATAGGCTCGCCCAGATTCAAGCCGAATTGGCGGCTCTTGACCGCCGCAGAGCCACTATAGACGCTGCTATTGTCGCTACCTATATGCCCCCTGTCGTTGACACACAGATCACTGGTACAGATGTACCAGCAGAGCCGGGCGACACGCAAGACACGCCGTAGACCTCTGTACGATATGTGTTGCGATATTCAGAGCGAAGCGTGTAGCCTACGGCTACTTGAGCGTTTGAATTTTGCTACATATTTCAGAACGTAGCGCGAAACCTGTACAGGTTTCAAAGCAAGGCGAAATTTATAACAGCCCCCATTACCTAGCTAACAATCCCACTTACACCATTTAGAGGAACAATACCTATGACTACTATCTTCAATCCGTCTGCCGCCCAAGTCGCAACACTTCCTATCCCTTTACAAGATAGAATTGTCTTCGGTAGCAAGCTACTAAACACGTTGCTAGTTAGCAATCTTGAGTTTGACTACCATGACGTGTATAGTGAGTTGACACAACAACACTATAGAACACCTATGGAATGCACACAATACGACTTTTTCCAACGTATCGAATCGCCGGACTGGCAAGTAGCCGTGTCATTCCAGTACAAAGACTATGATTTCCCTAGCAATCAAGGTAATCTCACTAACTGCTATTGGGCGAGGTATCCAGTAGTATCCGTCATACGTAGAGTAGATGATAAACTCTATACTGTGCTGGAAATGACGATCACCTATGACGATGTTTTCGACGGCAACGATTGTACAATCGCTAGCAACACAGTTGCTATAGATACTGTTAGGAATACCTAACAGTATCTAAGGGAGTGCATTGACCTAACAATCAGAACCGCCAGTGTGATATGGGCGAATAGGCCATATCATGCTCTTGCTACTGTTGACGCTTTAGCGTCATCTTGAGTAGCATAGCTATTACCCTGTTTGGTAGTAGCACTTACACCATAACCGCCCAATAGGGCAAAGGAACACTAATGGACATTCAATCAGTACCTGAACGCTTCAAAGTAGTTATCATCAAGCTACAAGGCATGTTGTCAAAGGTTGACGGCTTGCTACATGTAACCGCCGAAGTAGAACACGCCGAGACAATCGACTATGGCGGCGGATTGTATTACTATGAACACAAGGTAGATAGTGATATGTACTCGGTCAAGGTTGTCGCTCAATATAGTAGCAACAAAGACCGTGACAACGGATTGTCAGACATACATATCTCGATCCGTGACAACTTCGGCGAATTGGCGTTTCTTACGCTTTCCCCTTGTATTATGGATATTGCTACACGGACAAAGTGTTTGTTAGTCAGCAATATCATTCAGTCAATCCTCACCAATGTACCGAAAGCAGAGGTTATCAATGACTAAAGAGCAACACCCTAAACTTATAGCATACGTTCAATCCCGTTCCGGTATCTTTGGTATGCGACTTGACGGCTACGTATTTGAGAGCAGCGAGACTATGGCGGGTTATTTCATTGAAGTATTCACCGAAACCAAGCGTAGAGGACGGCCCGCTAAAGGCCAGCACATAGCTACCGTTTGTTCTTCCTCACTAGCGGTTCATTTGTCGGACTACAGCGAGATAGTCGAAAGTCCGAATGGCTTGGCTATTGCTTTTGTTTAGTAGTTAGGACAAACTACTATTCCCCGCCCTGTTATACTTTAATCGGTATAGCAGGGATTTATATCGTCGCCGATCACTGGCGGTTCTATCAATACACAACCCAACAATCCTAACTTACACCATGAGTACAACGGAACAATCTAAAGTGTCAGAACAAAGAGTATGCAATGTTACTATGAAGGGAGAGCAAATAGAATTTGCCTTCCCGTTCGGGTACAAAGAATTGTCTAACGGCAAAGTCCCCTTTAGAGCGTATGATATACATGATGACGCCTATTGGGGCTCGTTCCCGGAAAAGTATACCGATGAAGAAGGTAACTATGTCGGGAGACAAGCAGAGCGGGACGCCCCCTTCTCTCTCATTTGGAAACGCCCAAAGAGGATAGAGATTGTCAAGGCTTTCAATCTCTTGCTAGAGCATTGCAACCCCGCCACATACAACTACCGCTTTGAGAGCAATACACCCTATATAGCACAGATTATGGGGGATAACCTCGCTCTTGAGAACCGCCAGCGATTGGCGGTTCCGTATATCTATCAAGCCCTTCAATATCCTCTTATGGAGCATCAAATAGAGGAAGTTAGCAAGGCAGCGCTATGTACCGGCAGGTGTAACTTTTCGGCAACCGGAACCGGCAAGACGGTGATGATTATAGCTACTATGTTCAATAAGTGGTTATTAGAAGGCCGACCGGATAGGCCCTGCTTGATAGTCTGCCCCAACCACATACGACTTGCATGGAAGCGAGAGTTTGACACGTTCACTAACCACAATGTGAAGTGTACAATAGTCATGGGTACACCTGCCCAAAGGAAATATATACTATTCAATGCCCTAGGTCAACCATTGCAAGATGTACCAGTGGAGTACGCTACTACTGGCGAGACTGGCACGAAGCCTATGCGGGTTATAATTGCCGGATACGATACCGTCACCAATGATATACTTGACTTTATGATAGGTGACTGGTTTGCCGGTTGTCTTGACGAAGCGCATAGGATAAAAACACCCCTGACCAATAGAACGGAAGCTATCTTTAATCTACAAAGAAGGATTAAGCATCGCTATGTAGCAACAGGTACGCCGGACACCAATAGCTTTGCGGACGCGTACACGCCTATAGAATGGGTGTTCCCTAACTATTTCGGCAAAAGGTGGCATGAAGACATTACCGAACATAGCGAGACACGTAGCACTGCCAGAACAGAGAAAGAGCGGAAGAGAGATAAAGAAAAGGCGACATTACGTAATGCTCTCAACAAGTATCCCGGTCAACCTAGCGGACGGACGGACGGGATACCTATCAAACCCTATATCAATGATTCTGAAAACAATCTTGGAGTAAAATGGAGTAGCCTTAATGGTGGACAAGAGCGTCTTATTTCCGAGTTTGGGACTACGGATAGTTTTGGAAAAGCAAAGAAGCTATATAGACATAAAGAACAGGAGTTTCAAGACCTTATAAAGTATGCTAGTTGTAGGTATCTCTTGACTGATATACGGGACGATATGCCCGATCAAATCATGGAAGTCGTACCTATCGACCTTACCGAAGAACAGAAAGTGGTATACAAAGCCTTACAAGAGAAACTTTTGTATGCTATGGAGTCTGCGGAAGGTATGAAGACCGTGACAATAACGAACATGCTTACTCAATACTTGCGACTGGTACAAGTTACAGGCGGTTGGGTACAGTATGATGAAGAAAGCGGTTGGGACTTTGAGAACGGCACACTCATAGAGAGCGTAACTACTAGGGAAGACTTTGTAGACAATCCCAAACTAGATAAGGCTATCGAACTATGTCAGGAAGCGATAGTAGATAACAAGTGCATCATCTGGGCACATTTCCGTCACGACATAGACTTGATTATGTCAAGGCTGGCGAGTCTTGGTATAAAACACGCTAGGATTGACGGGAGAGATACAGATAAGAATCGCCAAGAAGTCATACACGCTTTCAACAATGATTCTACAATGCGTGTACTGGTAGCTAACCCCGGAGCATGTGGGGAAGGGTTAAACCTACAAGGTGTTCAAGGTACGGAAGCTAAAGACTATGATGACGCTGTTCTATGTAACACGCTCATATTCTATAGTACCTCTTGGAGTAGTAAGGACTTTATTCAGGCAATGGCCAGACCATACCGATTGAATACTACATGCACACAATACATATACTCGCTACAAGCGAGAGCGTCGATTGACAACTACATATACAGTGTTGTGCAAGGCAAATGTGACGCAAGCAGAGAGCTGTTAGGTGACGTTCTCAAACAATCTGTGGGGACTACCTAGTAACAATGCTAACTAGAATTATTTGGGAAAATTTGAACAAAATTTTATTTTTACTGGGATTATGATTCGCCAGAAACGTATAAATTATGGTAACACGGGAATTGACCTAGTTACCAACTACTATATAGCTAGGGGCCGATGCCAACGGCAGGCCCTACTATACAGTAGCATCATAAAGCAGCAAAGCTGCTAAATACCGGATAGTCTTCGGAGTACCTAAAGACTATCTAACTAGAAAGCATATTATGGGAATGACCGCATCAAAACCGCTATCGTCGCATGAAGTCCTAGAGAGACTTATCCAACAATTCTCACTGGAGAATACACAAACCATTGTCTATAGAGCAATTCCGCAACCGTGGATGAAAGCAGATTGCTGCGGAATATCTATTCGGTTCCCTAGTACGGGTAAGTGGATAGTTATTGACCTCACAAGCAAAGAAGTGCTTGCAAGGAAAGATGGCCCGCTAGGTGGCGATGTTATCTTCCATAAAGAGATAGAGCAATGGAGTTTTCAACAGACCGAAGCGGTGGTTAGAAAACTGCTTGATACAGTATACAGAAAATAGGTGAGGTGACGCTCACTAGCCACTAGGTGCGAAACGATGACCGCAATACCTAGTAGCACCGCAAGTAAGGCAGTTCCGGCCATAGCTTGCAGCCCCTTGATACCTTATGGTGGGGTAGACAAGGGGCAGACCACAGATGACGCTTTAGCGTCAACGCCCGATCTTCGCTAGGTAATACCGCTATCTCCAGATAAGGATTGTAGTATTATGTAGGTTGGATTCCTACTATCGGGGCTGTATCAGAACAATGTCTGCTAATACGGATATTGCTCTGAATACATAACAGTATCAATCAGAACCGCCAGTCGCTGGCGGTTCTGATATAGATTGTACAGAACCATTTAGGAGATACCTATCATGTCCGATGCTTTGAACGCTTTCCTCTCACAACACGCTGCTACGCAGCCCGATGCTACCCAACAATACGTTCCCCCTGTTGCGGCCCCTGTTGCGGCCCCTGTTGCGGCCCCTGTTGCGGCCCCTGTTGCGGCCCCTGTTGCGGCCCCGATCCCTGCGGCCCCGATCCCTGCGGCCCCTGTTGCGG